CGATACTATTACGTTCAACTGTGTTGTCATATATGATAAAAGTGCTCATCGCATCACTCTTGTATAAACGCGTTTCATCATCTTGATTTCTAATCATCAACTCATAAGCTTTACCATAAATTGACAAATCTAATCCTAAAGATCTATTGTGTGACTCAACATCATTCAAATCATTGAACGCCTCAATAGCTTCTAATACATCTTTGTCATCATCTTGGTATTGAATTGGATTGCCTAAGAAATAACCGTTAATAAAATCGCTAATATAAGATGCGTAATCATGAGCTACACGGTTGTCTGCCATGTACTCTTCTTTGCGTCGTGTTAACTCAACTAAGTTCTTAGTTTTACCTTCGTAATAATCACTTAACACTTTCAATCTAGGTCGTTGGTAATCCATGTGATGTTCAATGTATTTACTTACTTCATTAACGTTTTGTAATAAATCGGATTCCGTCCCGTCATATGTGTAAACAACATTGGCTTCATCATTAAATAAGTAATTTATGTTTCCCCGTAGATCTGTATCTGTTTCAAATTCGTTTACTTTTAACATTTGTTCCCTCCTATAATCCTAGAGATTTTATTGTGTCAACTTTCGAACCTACATTTGTACGTTTTCTAACTGGTCTGTAGAATCGTTCCACAGAATAACGCAGCGAATCGATACAATGATTGTATGTATCTACTGGTTCATTAGTATATTCACCTGTATCTTTGTCCTTTTGCCATGTGTAGTTGTCAAACTCTTCAATAGTCTTGAAACAACGTTCATCAACAATGATTTCAAATTGCATTAAGAATTGTAACCCTTGTACAACCGAGCCCTTCCCTTTTTTGGTTGGTAAAATCCTTTTAAGCCCTAGATTCCTTAATTCAGCTATACTTTTTTGTTCTGCACTATCTGCTGTAATTTCTTCTTTAGCATAACCAAGTTGCTTTATGACATTAGCTATTTCATCATTCAGCATACCTTGTTTAACATACTCTTCAATGATGTATAACTTCTTTTTCTTTACATCTATTTTAGAATGTATAAAAGCACTAGGATCATTAACGTAGCCAAAGTCCAATCCAAAATAAGAAGGTAAATGTCTTAACTCATCTTTATTTATTAAACGTTTTTCATACTTAGGGAAAACTAATTTGTCTAATGTAGCAAATTCACCTAACGCATAAATTTTGTAATATGCTGGATTACGATTTGCTAACAACTCTAAGTTTTGTCGTGTCATTTCATCAAGAAACTTATTATCTCGATAACTAGATTGTCTAATCATGACATTTTCCATTGGTTCACCATGTTCAAAGAAATACTTATAAACCCAATTCAGTTTAGATACTGGGTTAAACATCAAAAATATTTGCTTATTCACGTGTTTACGCTCCCTCAAACGCAACGTTAATTGCGTGTAATCATTTAGTGTGAATTCAGACGCTTCTTCCATGACTATGTCTGATATGCCTTTTATCGACTTTATTTTCTCTGGGTTATCTAATCCTTTAAACAAAAAAACTGCGCCGTTTGGCAATTCAACTTTGTTATCAGTCTTATTCCAAAGGCACATGTCCCAAATACCGAAGTTTATCAAACAATCTTTGACATCTTCGAATAAACTATCTTTAATTGTTGATTGGACTTTTCTAAGCCATAGTATACGCCTAGGATATTTCCAGTCTTGCAATGCTTTAAGTACAACTTTTTGTATAACGCCGTGAGACTTACCACTCGAACCTCCACCGTAATGTACTTCAGTGAAGTTATCGTAATTGGTTAGTATTTCGAATATGTTTCTGTTGAAAACATTAGATGGTTTGTTAAAGTTTAATTTAACTTTCGTCATCGTACTCACCAATATTAATCTCAATATTCTTCTGAGTAATTTCTTTTTTGTCGATATACGCACCATGAACTTTTAGTATGTGGTCAATAGATCTCTGACGCTCTTCAAAAGTTGGTGTGATTGTGTAAGTAACCTCTTTTTCCACTTCATCGTTTAAATGGTCATATTTCTTACTGTAAGCCTCTTGAGGTTCTCCTCTAGCAATAGAAGCAGATAACGCTAAAGCTTCTGTAATGCTCATTAAACGCTCTTCTTGTATCTGTTCTAATCGTTCTTTAATATATTCCGAAACATTAACATTTCTTAACAATCGACTTGCTAAAGACTCTGCTGTTTTCTTACTATAACCTGCTGAAATTGCTGCTTTTTTACCATTACATCCATTCATTATATATTCATCTGCGAATCTCTTTTGTTTTTCGTTCATTTCATTTACCACCAACTCTCGCGCTATACGCTTTTTAAAATTAAAAAAGGATTGGCTATAATCAGCCAACCCACATAGATCCTTTGTTCCTAATTGCGATAAGGGAAACGCAGTAAGATAGTCAATATCCTACACTATCATAATATCTCATTTTAGGTATCAAAAACTGCCACTTTACTGCCAATTTCACTCTTCCCCTAACTCTTCCGCCAATCTAGATATGATTTTCCTTTTGATTCTATGAGCAGTTCTATCAGAAATGTGTATGTCATCACAAACTTTCACTAATTCCTTTTTATTAAAATAATACTCTTGAATGAATTCGCGTTCTTTCCTACTTGATGTGTTGATTATACGTTCAATAGCGCTCTTAAACTCAAGGATTTTACCTCTTCGTATACTACAAAGATAATTAGTTACTGCCATTTCTGTTTTCGATGTATTAGACGGTACAAACTCCCCGCCTATATTTGTATCTGTTGGAATCCATGGTGTCATTATTTCACTTCTTAAATCTTCGAGTTGCTTATGATAATTAGGATAATCACACAACTCATCTTCTAACTTTCGAACTGTTGATAATTTTAATCCATATTTCTTTTTAGTCATGAATACCCTCCATACAAATATTTTTAATCTTCAAAATGTCTCAATCTACTTCTTAATATCTCTATCTCCCGCTCTTTAACTTTCACATCGCCTTTTAACTGTTCAGCTTGCAACATCACACCAAACAATAAGATGACTAGTAATATAATTGCTATGACTAACCACATCATCTACTCCGTCACCTCCGCCCTCATCAAATCTGACTGATCGCTCAACTTCGCGAAGTCACTCGGCACCTCTACATCATCATTAGCCGTCATCATAATATATACTTGCTCAGTTACATACTTACCTAGCTCATACATTGCTAATAAGAATATTAGTCTTAATATTTGTTTAATCATTGTTTATCTACCTTCTTTACTTCGTATAAGACCGGATATAAATTTAAAAAGTGTATTCTATAACCAATCGTTTTAACTTCTACTTTGTCGCCTACTTTTAACCTAGCTTGTATGTCTGCGCTATCAAATTTCTTTTTGAATAATAAGTCGGAGTTTTCAATGACTTGTTTGTTGTCTAATACAATATAGAACTTGTCTTCTTTATCTTGTCTCTTGTTATATTTATCTGTAATAGTTCCTTGGTGCGTTTCTTTGTGTTGGTAACTAGCCACTGTATAGATAGGCAATGTGACAACAAGTAACAATGCGAATATGCCGAATAATGACAGTACTCCAACAATAAAGATATCGAACCAATCCATATTTTTAAGTTTTTTAATCATCGTCTGCCTCCTCGAATGGTTTCATTGTCTCAATGTTAATATCCACCATACCCTCGTTTGGTTCGACTTTTTCAACGTGAAAGATACCAATATTTGATTTGATATCGTTTAAGTTGGTCGCTCCATCAACTGGTTTGTTCCGCACCTCGTACTTCTCTTTTGCTTTTTCTTTACTCTCTGCCTCAATAACTGTAAACGTCTGATTATCTCTAGCCACAGTAATATGTTCATGTGGTCGTCCTGTTGAATCTTTGAATGTTGTGACTAGGTATTGTGTCACTTCCCCAAAACCTCCTTGACTCGATCTAATATGTCTTTACACGTATCCTTTTCCTGCGTCTGCTGTTCCATCTTGTCTTTCATGATTCCTTTTCATTTTCTTTTTGTACGCGTCAATGAGTTGGTCGATAGAATATAAGTTGTAAGCAATATCTAGTGGTATAATAACTGCACTTAAAGGTTCTAAACCAACGTTTGATACATCTGACATAAAGTCCCAAACGGATTGAGATTCATTGTAAAGATACCCATCTTTTCTAAGAGTGCTTAATCCATATTCTAATTTTTCGTTCGTTACCTCTTGTTGATTCGCAATACTCAATCCAAACGCCAACATGTCAGCTAATTCATCAAGTTGTACGTCTAACGGCTTACCTGGTTTCTTCTTCCAGTTCTTAAACGTTTCCAATGTATTAAACCATTCAAAGAATTCAACTACATATGCTATTTTGCTATCTCGTAAGTTCAGCGTTGGTATTCTATCGTCGAACTCCTTTTGTATTTGTAATAACTCTTGTAACTGATCAATTGTTAATGTATTAGTCATTTTCCTGATCCTCCTCATATTTATAGACAACTTGACCCGTCATAATCCCTACTGCTTCATCAAGATAAATATCTTCTTTGAGTGCATCTTGCATAGCATTTGTCATTCCCTCAAGTATTTCATCAAACGCTTGCGCTTTCTTATATACGTCCTCAATCTCTTTTAGCAATCCCTCTGTGTCATTACCGTTATACGCACTAGTACTTATAACGGACTGTTCGATTTGTTCGCGGTTATTCATTAGTGTCTTCCTCCATTTGACCTAAAAATTCGTAGAACTCATTTGTTCCGTCTAATTTGTCCATTCGGTACAATATAGCACTTGCGTTGATTTTAGCTCCCATGTTTATAGCTACTGCCTTGTTCGCTCTACTCTCAATCTGTAGTTCGTTAAGTCTAAAACGGTAAAATTCGTATCTTCCAAGCAATTCATTTTTGACTGTGCGCCACATGTTCTCCAGCTCTTCGTTACGCTCTCTTAACTTAGCTATATCCCCAATAAGCTCGTCACGTTGCTTCTTGTACTCATCACGTTGTTTTCTCATCTTCTTCAACCTAGCTTCCGTTACGCCTATTTGGAATCCTGTTTCATAGTTCATTCTGTTACCTCCAATAAATGAGATGATTCAAATATGTTGCCTTTAACTTCTACCTCGTGTCTATTAATGATGAGGTTTAGAGAATAAAGCCCTTTGTCGTAACCGTATCCATGCATGTCATCTTCAACGCCAAACATACCGTTTTTAAAAACAATTCTTGCATTCGGTCCAATTCCTTCTAGCACATTAACTTTCACTATATCGCCTTCGAATATCTCCACACCATTCACATCTTTAACTCCTGTAGATTGCATGAGTTCAACAGATGAATGCCATCTTTTATGATTTTCCTTACCGTTAGACTGTACTCCAGCTAAACGAATAATTCTTGCACCTTTGCTACTAAAATCAATAGCACTTACTTTGTGCATTTCCTTACCTAATTTATCCCACGCTCTAAATTTCGGCATCATACTACCAACTCCCCATCTTTCCAAATTAACGTCATCGTCATATCATCGTTTAAGATATAGAATGCTTTGGTAGGCAAACGTCTACCATATAAACATTCTTTTATACTAGTGTTTGCATATAATACGGTTTCATAGACTCCTCCTTCCATCTCGTACATTTCAAACAACTTATCAAATACCGTGTCTTTGGTTACTTCTTTTTCAATATCAACTATGAAGGGGATATCAATTGGAATAAAACTTGACGTCGAACACTTATTTGTATTTGGATGAAAACGAACGAATCCATCACTAAATCCTGTTGAAAAAAATATTTTCCCTTGTGATAGCTCCGGATTTTCTCGCGCCCATTTAATTAACTCGTCTAATAGCATTTCTTTTTTAACTTTGATTTTCATTGTTTCCATCTCCTCTAAAATAAAGTTAGTTGCTTCTGTTCCTCGTATTCCAAACCATGTTGCTTTATATATATTCCGAGCTCTTCCGCTGTATCAAATGTCTTTTTCACACCTTGCCAATCTGGTACGATATGCCCATGAAAGTAATAAGTGCCGTTTACTACATGAGTATGAGCCACTCGCTCGTTATCCTGATACAGATATCTCTTAGATCTGAAAAATTGGTTTAAGTATTCTTTGCGTGCGTTATCGGTTTTAGGCATTTATACTTCCTGCCACTTCTTGAACATTTGGTTATAAGTATTATCAAACCAGTACGGATCACGTGAATGTTTCTGAGGTACATTAAACAAATGTGGCTTCTTTCTTCTTAGCTCTGCCTCTTTCTTTCGCTCTCTTTCCAATTTGCGTTCGAGTCTAGCTTGTTCCAGTCTTTCTATTGTTTTCTTTTCTCTGTACTCGCTTAAACGCATGCCTTCTGGTGCGTCCATTGCTTCATGTAGTTCCCAACCGTCTTTTACTCTTTTAGAAACCATTCCAGGTGTTATACCGTGACTTTCAATTAATTCCATTTCAAATTTACTGAACCTATAAGGTTTATCATGTATCCTTACAATTCTTGCTGTTTTCGCCATTTATTCCACCTCTACATTTACATTTTTAATTTTTAAAATGTCATACTCTAGTAATTCGTCAGGATTGTTATATAAGTAATCTGCCAGCGTTTCTTTTTCTTTATCTACATCATCAAAGTGCTGATATTCAACTTCTGTAGGTATTCTTATATCAATCGTTGCGTTTATATATGCTTGTTGTTGCATTAGATCACTTCCTCAACTCGCATAATTATTTTTGGTTCTAGTCCATAGCGCTTTGAGCTAGTTATTTCTGTAATTTGGTTATCGTCTTTCCATACATGACCATTACACGCATCTAATACCGTTTTAATTAAGTTGTCGATATCCGGCTTAGTCACTTTATACTGCCCAACCATTTCAATTTTCTTTTTCTTCGACCATGATTTAAGCAATGGAAAGTAAAAGTCTAATTCAATTTTTAGTGCGTGCTCTAGATTTAACTTAGGCATCTGCCCTTGTATATACGCTTTATGCTTTGTATAAGCCGTTGGCATGTAGGTTCGGACAAATCTACCCGTATTACGAAAGCGCGGACGAGGCGAGCCCATAGGTGCCTCAAACGTTTCGTTAAATTTAATTTCTATTTCCATGTGCCACCTCTAAATATCAAATATCGTTGCTTGTAATCCTAGTTCTTGCTCATATAGAAGCCCGTGAGCGCCTTTGAATCGTTTTAGGTCACTATCAGTCATAATTTTCTTTTCGTCGCTGAAATGGGCTCCTGTGAGCGAATAAACTTCATTCTCGTTATCTTCATGTTTGATGACCTTAATATCTTCCGTGCCATCTTCTCGGTATAAGTAATATTTTTCTTTCGGCATTTTTAACACTCCTTAATATTCGACGACAGCGGGGCGTGTGTGACGTTCTGCAAGTTTTTGGATAAATAGGTCGTACAACCTATTTTCATCGCCCTGTGCCTCGTCTATGAGTTTCTGAGCGTACATATCTGAACACTCAAGTTTAATTTTCAAAAATTCTTTGGTTACCATGCGTCTCGCTCCCTGAAATCGTCTCCGATTA